TACATTGGCGCAAATTATTTAGATTTTCAGAATTATAATAGTAGTGGATCTTATGTTGGTGGTTTTGTACTTAATAATGGTAATGTAGGTATAGGTACTACATCGCCAAGTGTTGCTTTACAAGTAGATGCTTCAGGTGGTGGAATAATAAGAGCAACAAGATTAGGAGCAGGTTCGGCATATGTACAATTAGAAGCAGACGGAACAAATGGAACTCTAACATCAAGTGCAGCATTAATAATGAACGCAGGTGGAAGTGAACGTATGCGCATAACAAGTGGCGGTAATGTAGGTATAGGTACTACCGCTCCCGGTTCATTATTTGAAATTAATAAAAGTTCTAATTCTGGTAGTGGTTCAACATTCCCAAGATTAGCAATTAAAAACACATTAGCAACGCAAGGAGATGGTTCATCAACTTTTAACTTTGCTGATATTTTAATTTCATCAGGTAACGAATCGGTTAATATGTTTTTATCTACTACCTATGCAGCAGGTACTTGGGCACCAGCGGGTATAATTAACGTTTCTACTAACCACGATTTACAATTTAAGACGAACAACACCGAACGTATGCGCATAACAAGTGGGGGTAACGTATTAATCGGAACTACAAGTGATACAGGACAAAAATTAATAGTGAGTGGTAATATAAACATAAATGGGTTAGCAACAACTACAGGGAAAACAGCAAATAGTTATTATATGCCTATCTATTTAGACAATAATTTATATTATTTACCGCTTTATGGTTAAAAAAAAATAAACACTTTAAAAAATAAATAATGGCAACAACTTACAAATGGGTGATATCCCAATTAGACACCGCACCGAGCGAAGACGCATTAACCGATGTAGTTAAAGTAGTACATTGGCGTTATCAAGCAGAAGACGGAACTTACACCGCCGAGGTTTACGGGGCAATGGGTTGCGCTACACCTTCGGAAACGGACTTTACCGCTTATGCTGATTTAACTTATGACCAAGTATGCGAGTGGTTAGTAGCCGGTAATGATGTCGCTGCTTTGGATAGTAACTTAGTTTCTCAAATTGAGAACCAAAAGAACCCACCGATTGTAAACTTACCTTTGCCGTGGAATAATTAAAATCTATATATCTTTACAAAAAAATCAAAATGAAACACAAACAATTATTACAATTAGTAAGCAGCATTAATGCCGTAATCGGTAACCAGGAAAGCAAAACCCAAAAGAAGCTTTTTAAGTTATACGAGAAGGTTAAGAAGCATCACGAAGACTATCAAGCAGAAGTTGAAATTTTGCGTTTAGACAATGCTCAGACAGACGATAAGGACTGCTTACTATTAGATGACAAAGGAAATTACAAGTATTCAAAAGACGGCATCAAGAAACTAACTAAGGACATTGAAGCTTTAAATGATAAAGAATTTGACTTTGTAATAATTAACGTAGTCAATCCACAAGGTCTTGAGGACTTTACTTTTTTAGAAGATTGGACTAATGGAATAGAATTTAACAAACAAGAAGAAGAAGAATTATAATGGAAAATAACAACCAAGCAGACCAATCAACAATAGTATCATTAGTAAGTGCTACTCTTAGCATTACAAGTATTCAACCACTATTCACATTGTTGGCGAGTTTGGTTGCTATTATTTCTGGCGGTATGGCTATTAGATACTATTGGAAAATGACTAAGAAACTAAAATGAGAATAATACTTTTAGCTTTACTACTTACATCTTGCGCTTCTGTTAAGAAGTTTGAAAAGAGATACGATAGCACGGGAACTATTAAGATTGACTCCGTGCGTTTGACTTTTTACGATAGCGTTACCAAGATTATAGAGAAGGAGCAAATATTTACCAAGAGTATTACTATCTATGACACAATCCGTATTACAAAGGATAGTATTATAGTTATTCCCAAAATCGTAACTAAATGGATTTACGAGATACGAGAGAAGGAAACAGACAATAGTCTTATTAAAAAAGACACAATAGCGTTTAATCGCACGGAAAGTACTCAAATTTCGATTGCGGACAAAAGTAAGGTAAGTACACAGAATAACTTTTGGAAGGCTCTAATCGGTCTAATAATAGCCATTGTATTAATTTTAGCATATTGGAATAAGTTATGGAAATAAATAAAGCAGGTAAAGATTTAGTAAAGCACTTCGAAGGGTGCAAGTTAAAGGCGTACAAATGTCCGGCTAATGTCTGGACTATTGGCTATGGCAATACATTCTACGAGGACGGAAGCAAAGTAAAGGAAGGCGATGTGATTACTCAGGAAAGGGCGAATGAATTATTTGACATAATTATTAATGATTTTGCGAGAATGACAGATGCACTTGTAAAATCAGATGTTAGTGAAAACAATTTTTCTGCGATTGTTTCGTTTGCTTTTAATGTAGGCACGGGCAACTTAAAGAAAAGCACTTTACTAAAGAAGGTAAATGTCAATCCTAAAGACCCAACAATTAAGGCTGAGTTTATGAAATGGACGAAGGCAAATGGTGTGGTGCTAAAAGGGTTAGTGAGGCGAAGAGAAGCTGAGGCTAAACTATATGAGCAACTTTAGAACTATATTAGTTAATTTATTATCGGACGAAAGCAACAGTATAAGCCATAAAAGAGTAGTGGCTATGCTTGGCAGCATTTGTCTTTTTATTTCTTTGTTCTTAAATATAATCTTAAAAATTAACCCAAGCGATAAGCTGGTAGATGCGGTCTTGTATCTTACGCTATTTGCTATGGGTTATACCACAATAGATAAATTCAGCAAAAAATAAATAATGCTCAAAACCAAACGCAAACGACTATTCTTTGACATCGAAACAAGCCCGAACGTAGGCTTTTTCTGGACTGCTGGTTACAAGTTAAACATTACAACTGATAGCATTATCAAAGAACGTGCAGTAATTTGCATCTGTTACAAGTGGGAAGACGAAAAAGAAGTTTATTATTTAGAATGGGATAGCAAACAGAATGACAAAAGAATGCTGCAAAAGTTTGTAGAGGTAGCTAATACTGCATCGGAGTTAGTAGGACACAACGGAGATAAGTTCGACCTTGCTTGGATAAGAACCAGGTGCTTGTTTCATAAAATAGAGATGTTCCCTTCTTATGTTACTATTGACACGCTAAAGGTAGCAAGGCAAAAGTTTAGATTTAATAGCAACAAGCTTAATTACATAGCTGACTATTTAGGTATTGGCACTAAAATCAAAACAGAATATAGTTTATGGAAAGACATAGTTCTGCATAAGGATAAGATTGCAATGGCTAAAATGATTAAGTACTGCCAGAAGGACGTAGTGTTATTAGAGCAAGTATTTAACGCATTAAAGCTGCACATAGAACCTAAAACACATTACGGAGTTATCTTCGGAGCAGACAGAGGTAGCTGCCCTGAGTGCGGAAGCGATGACTTGATAATACAAATGAGGCGCACAACCGCAACAGGAGTTAAGAAGATATTATACAAGTGCAAAACTTGTTTTAAAATACATTCTAAAACAGAAAAATAATGGATAGTAAAATACTTAGCTTAGTAATTAAAGATATGCGTAGGCGTGAAAAAGTAGGCAAAGAAAAGTATAACTGCACAATGGATAGGCAAGACTTATCTACTGGGCAATGGATAACACATTTGAAGCAGGAACTACAAGATGCCATTTTATACCTTACTAAACTCGAACAGATACACAATGCGCCTAAAGAAGATATTCAGCTTCGGAAATATTTTAGATAAAAAAGTTTACGAAGACCTAAAGCAATTAGATTACACAAACCCAAACTTTAAAGGTTGCGGAGATGAGTTCCAGTTCAATCGTGAGTGGTGGGTAATGCTTGACGATATGAGCCGTATCGTTGCATATTGCGGCTCAATTTATTCTAAGGGCATTTGTATATTTAACAGGGCTTGGGTTAAAAAAGAATATAGAGGACAGGGCATACAAAGACGAATGATTAGAACCAGGTTAAAGGCAGCATCTACTTTTTGCCACATAGCTATTACTTACACTACTTTAGACAACTTCCCTTCGGCTAATAACCTTATAGATTGCCGGTTCAAGCTTTACTTACCGGAGTATTCATATGGGGGTTCTGACAAACTTTACTTTCAAAAGTTACTTTAGACCTTTAAAGTACAATAAAGGTAGTAATTCTACTACTTTTGGCTGCATTTTACTACCGAATTTGTCAATCAATAAAGTTGTATTTATCAATCAATAGATAAGTTTTACCCTTACTTTATGTCGGAATTTTACATCATTAGATACCTTTTTTTGACATAATGTGCGATAAAATGCACATTACTCGGTTTTTTGTCCTATACAAAACCCATTATTTGCAACAAGGTTACAAAAATAAATTTATTACTTTTGCACTTTGTATTGTGTAATGTGTTATCTTTGTTGAAACAAAACACAATATGACACATTTAACCACCTACCAAATGTTCCAATATCAGCGATACGGGAACATCTTAATTGACGGGGATAGGAGTACTACAAACCCTTATGACCCTGCTCTATTGCCTAAAAACTACGACTACGAAGATGACGATTATACGTTTACTCGTTGGGTAGAAAACAATGCAGAACTTGAACTTTTAAAAACCGAACAATATGAAGATTGAATTTATCAAAGAAACTAACCACAGAGGCGATGTTTACTATTATACAACAGTAGATAATCGCTACCAAAAGGACACTATATCTTTGGACTATTCACAAGCCTATGAAATATTTATAGGTATGAGAAAAAAACAAGAGCCGACTATCGAAGTATTAGAACATTATATTATTAAAGAAACAACAGAAACAAATGAGCCTAATTAAAATACAACAGGAATTAAAAGCACCTAAAAATCAATTCAATGCTTTTGCTAAATACAAGTACCGAAGTGCAGAAGATATAATCGAAGCTGCAAAACCTATCTGCCATAAATACGGCTACGCTTTAATGTTAAGCGATGAGGTCGTAGAAGTAGGCGGTCGGGTATATGTAAAGGCTACTGCTTGTCTAAGTAACTTAGAGGATAACATTACTTGCACGGGGTTAGCGCGTGAAGAGGAAAACAAAAAAGGTATGGACGCTTCACAGATTACCGGAGCAGCAAGTAGCTACGCCAGGAAGTACGCCCTTAACGGACTCTTTGCAATAGACGATACCAAAGATGCAGACGCTACTAACGAACATAAAGACGAAGTAAGCGAAGGACAAAAGGCATTCTTAATTGAAGCACTTGATAAGACAAAGTTTACTGAAGACCAGAAGGTAAAGGCTGCTTTGAAAATCAATGCTATCAAGACCTTAGAAGAGTTTAACAAGATTAAAGAAACAATAAAGAAAAGCTAATGAGAGACTTGCTACCATTTGAAAGGCAGATGCTCCTGGCAGAAGTATACCACTACGCTTGGTATAACGAAGAGGCATACGCTGACTTATTAACATTCATAGAAAAGTATCAAACCATTTTAGACAAACCAGTATTTTTAACCCAAATCCCAAACAATGACACAGAAACAACGCATCTTGAACCACTTGCTTTCGGGCAAGACCTTGACACCAATCCAAGCATTGACGAAGTACAATAGCTTAAGATTAGCAGCAGTAGTGTTTGAATTAAAACGCAAAGGCTACAAAGTACAAACGGAATTAATTAACGTAGGTACAAAAAAACAAAGTAAATTAGTAGCTAAATATTCAATTAAAACTAAATAAAATGACAGAGAAAAAATGGAGTGCAGGTGCTTGGAAAAAGAC